AGAAGTTTATGAACATACAAGCCATATAGATTATCCATTCACTCATTATGGAGCTTTATTGAATCTAACTACTTGTAATGGTTATACATTTGTAGAAGGTCAAAAAGTTGAATCTGTTGAAAATAGAGTGATATTATTTGATCCATCAAAACCTCATTACGGAACAACAACAAGTAATGCAAAGAGAAGAGTAATAGTAAATTTTAACTATTTTTGACTATTTATAATGGAATAGCTATATTAAAAAGAAAATCTTTATGAAAGAAATCGCTGAAAAACAAATGCTTGAATGGCAAGAAGAACTTAAATTGCACAAAGAAAGACTTGCTCAAGCACAAGCAGTAATTGAACAAGAGACTAAACTTATCGCAATGATTGAGGGCGGTATTCAGTTTGGCGATTCTCTATTGAAAAAGAACGAGTCATCAACCCAGCAAACAGATACAGTGGAGCTAGACCAACAATCAAAAACAGCACCATCAAAGAAATAGGTGCTAATGCCTTAATAAATGCTTCTTTCCACATAAAATGTTCCAAAAAATTGCAAACGTATTGAGTATTATCTCATTCCTAATGGTAGCTTCCATGAGTGGTGGAGCGTACTTTGGTTACAAGTATGTAACTTCAGAAAATTTTAAAAGCCAAGTTATGAAT